AGCTGATCTCACTTCCTCTTTAATCTACAGACAACTTGCTAGTAACTACCGATTGAGTTATTCTCTTGAGCATGGCGACATCTGCACGTCCTGGTCCAGCTCCTCCTGCTCTTCCACTCACTACAACCCCTGGACAGAAGAGCAATGTCCTGCGCATGGAGAAGTTCCGGAAGGTGTCGCCAGCTCCACAACCAAGTCTGCTCTCGCGCACTTTAGCGTCGGCGCGTACGTCGCTGGCTAAGTTCATTTCCCCGGATGTAGTAAAGCAGCAGAAGCAGGTGTATGACCCTGGACAGGACTCTCGTGGCGTGCGCGCGAGTAGTGGACGCGGGTATGAAGGGGCCGGGCATGGACGCCGCGGCTATGGCTGGGTGGGCTCGCGTCTCGGTCCCACTACTCTTCTACTCTCTTCTATCGAAGAACTCCGCGCCAGGTCCTGGGAGCAGGTTAGAGACAACGGGTACGCACGCTCCGCCTTCCGCAACTTCCGTTCTGAAGTCATTGGTAACGGCATCCGGCCTAGCTGGGATGCGGATGAGGCAGATAAAGAAGCTATCGAGACCGCATGGAGGCAGTGGGCAGAGAGTACAGACTGTGATCCGCTCGGCCAGATGAATTTCTACGCACTTCAAGCTCTTCTTGCCGGCGAGATCTACGTCGGCGGCGAGGCTTTCGGTCATCATCGCGTTTACAGCACTGCGGACGGGGCAGGGCTGAAGGTCCCTTATCAAGTCGAGATCCTTCCCTCAGAACAGCTTCCCATTTGGAGGAATGTACTGAACAATGGCGATGGAACGACGACACAGGCAGAGCCCGGTTCCTCAATCCGTGTCGGCATCGAGTTTAACAAGGCTGGACGCAAGACTGCGTACCATTTCTTCAAGCAAAACCCCGGCGAAACCATGTTTTTCCCCCTGGAAGGGACTCAATACCAGCGTATTCCAGCTTCAGAGATCATGCACTGCTATGAAGTCGACCGCTGCGGCCAGCTCCGCGGCGAGCCGCACATGGCTCCAGTGCTCACTCTTCTTTACGAAATTGACCAATATACCGACGCTTCACTGGTCAAAAAGAAGATTCAGCAGATGTTTTCCTTCTTTGTAGAAAAAGTAGACCTGACTGCAAAGACAATCCCGTCGACCGTCGACGCAACGGATGCTCCAAACGACCCGAACACTCCAATCCCCGCTTCTCCGCCTCCAGGTGTCGAAAATATAGTCCTGGAGCCCGGTACCATCCAGTATTTACAGTCCGGGGAGAAGATGACCGTCCCGAATCTTCCGGCCGAGTCGGATTTCGAGATGTTCATGAAGGTGCAGTTGCACAAATTGGCGCAAGGATTGGGCTATACGAGCTACGAACAGCTCTGCGGAGACTTGGAAAAGGTCAATTTATCGTCCATTCGTGTCGGTTTACTCAATGTTCGGCGCAAAATTGAGCAGTTTCAGCGCAATGTGATGATCTCGCAGTTCTGTCAGCGAGTCGCGGTCAGATTCGTAAAAGAGGCTGTTTTTGCTGGTGTTTTGAGGTTAAAAAACTACTCAAAGGACCCGAGTCAGTACGAAAAGATCACTTGGGCGCCAGCCGGATGGCCGTGGATTGATCCGCAGAAAGATGCAGATGCAGCGTTGACTTCCATCCGCATGGGCGCGACTTCTCTAGAGCGTGTAGTGGCCGAACGCGGCGACGACATCGCTGTTGTGATGAACCAAATCGCCGCGGACAACAAACGCGCCGATGGTCTCGGTCTTGTACTCGACTCCGATCCACGCAAGATCCTGATTGGCCGTGAATCTAATCCGCAAGCGGATGAAGAAGGGGCTCCGACTGCAGTACCGAGTAAGTCTGGTGTCATTAAACCAGCCGCTCCGCCGACTCCAGCTCCGAAGCCAAAAAACAAATAGTGGCAAAATTGTGTTATTGTTATTCGCTAGGAACTAGCCGAGACATCCGATGACTAACTTTACAAAAAGACAAGCGGGGATGAGTGGTCGGAAAGCTCCTCTCACTAACGTCGCCGGTCTGATCTTCGACACTCCTCTGGCAATTGAGGAATCGGCAGTCGAGTCGATGCTTCAGGCAGTAGGTGAACGGCTGGTGTTCGATGCAACTGCGTTGAACGCATTCCTGGTGCAGTCCGACGATCCCAAACGAGCGTTTACGCTGGCATGGGATGACGATGAAGATGACGATTTTGAAGATACCCCATCTTCCTCTTCCAGCTCGCGCACCTATGACATCCAGGGAGATGGTATTGCAGTCATCCCGGTCAATGGCGCGCTTATGGACCAAGGGAGTTGGATGTCGGCGCTCTGCGGCTTCTCTTCCTACTCCGGCATCGCGAAGTCCTTTACTTCAGCCTTGAATGATGCTTCCGTCCGCGGCATCTTGCTCAAGATCAACTCCCCAGGAGGCTCGACGCATGGATTATTCGAGCTTTGCAATACGCTATCTACTTCTAAACGACAGAAGCCTCTTTACGCCGTGGCTAAGCACCTTGCAGCGTCCGCGGCCTACGCTATTGCCTCTTGCTGCGACAAAATCTTCGTCTCTATCACCGGTGCAGTTGGCAGTATCGGAGTCTTCTCACTTCATTGCGATCAATCCGGAGCCGACAAAATCGCCGGGCTCAAGTACGAGTACGTAAAGTACGGGGCTAAGAAGACAGAAGGAAACGAGCACGCCGCTCTTTCCTCTTCCGCTCGCTCCGACCTGCAGGCCGAGATCAATCGCCAGGGGGATATGTTTGTCAACCTTGTGGCAAAGAACCGGAAAGAGAGCTTTGGAAAGATCAAGGACACCGAAGCCGGGATCTACAACGGCATCACCGCGGTCCCACTTCTGGCCGACGCAGTAGGCACCTTCGAAGACGCTCTTGCAGAAATGTCTCGCAAGCCACTTGACAACGGTGCTACAATTCCTCTTAGACGTGCGGCGGCAACGTCCGATGCTGTATCAGCAGAGGAGGTAACGATGCCACCGACAGTCGAAACGCCAGCAACCCTGACTTCAACCCCGGCCCCAGTCGCCGTTCTTCCTGTAGCTGCTCCGGTTGCTGCTCCTGTTGCTACTCCCCCTGCTCCTCTCGCAGCCAGTCAAAAAGCATGCTCTGCTTGCCATGGCACCGGAATGGTCGACGATAAGACCTGCGAGACCTGTGGCGGGACCGGCAAAGTGCCGATGACGGATGGAGACGGGGATAACGACAGCAAGAAGTCCCAAGCTACGCTGCTTTCCCAGTCCACCGATGGCATCACTGTGCTGATTAACGGCACGACTCATTTCATTTCCACTGCGGCTCCCGCTTCTACGGCTGCTCCGCTTCCAATTTCCACAACTGCTGTACAACCAAAGGAGACTCCTATGCCCCCCGACCAGACCATCATCCCGGCCGCTGCTGCTCCCAATCCGGCCGCAACCGGCGCATCCCCTGTAATCCTCTCTCGCGCCGAGGTTGACGACATCGGGGAACTCTGCGCTATCGCTGGCCAGGAGAATCTCTTTCTCGGCTTTGTGCAGTCCAACACTCCCGTCGCCGACGTGCGCAAGAAGCTTCGCGATTCTCGCGCGGAAGCCCTCGCCTCTGGCGTCGACCCGAAATTTGGAGTCCCGGCCGTGACCGGTGCCGATCCGCTGCTGACATTCAATCAGGCTGTCACGCTTGCGGCTTCCCAGAATCCGAACATGAAGCGCTCGGACGTGATCATGCAGGTCATGCGCCAGAATCGCGGGCTGTACATGCAGTACGAAGACAGCCGCGACGTGGCGCTTTCCAGCCCCGGCGCCAAGCGCAAGTATCTCAGCGAACTCGGACCGCGGCTCGCTGCTCTCGGCCTTTGTGGACATCGGGCGTAAGTACAAAATGGAGCGGCACTGCCTCGTAACCAGTTACGCCGCTCCTGCCTGATTCGCTTGGGCTAGTTATTAGTTTGTAGTCGAATTCAAGTTTTGAAGGAGTCCTGTCATGCCGCCATTTGAAGAGAATCTGACTTTTAATACCCGAACAATCGTGGCCAGTTCCGATCTGTCGGCGAAGCAGTACTTCGCAATCAACAACAAGACCGTTGCCAATGCCGCGAAGGCCATTGACGGTATCTTACAGAACAATCCGAAGAGCGGACAGGCGGGGACGATTGCCGTCGCCGGCATCACCAAGGCTGTCCTTGCCTCCGGCAATGCGATCACCGATGGAGTGACGCAGCTCGAAGTGGCAACAGGCGGCAAGCTTCAGATTCTGGCCGCGGGTATCGCGGTGGCCATCGCTCGGCAGACCATCACGTCGCAAGGCGCGGATGTCCTGGCTGCGGTTGAACTGCTTCCGGCCAATGGGGTTCGGGTCTAAGGTTCGTTTGATCTGGCTGCACTCCTCTCACCAAGGAGTGTAGTCCAGTTGCAGTGAATTTGTCAATAACTTTTTGAAGGAGAAACTCGATGGGTCAGCCAACACAGGGTGATGTACACGTAAACGGATTCCTCACCAATCTCAGCCTTGCTTGGATGCAGGAGGAGGCTTCGTTCGTCGCGGATCGAGTCTTCCCCGTCATTCCAGTCAGCAAACAATCGGACCTGTACGCGATCTATTCGCGTGCAGACTTCAACCGCAACGGCTTCCGCAAGCGTGCAGCCGGGGCGCAGTCGGCAGGTTCCGGGTATCGGGTGTCCAACAGCACCTACACCGCCGACGTGTGGGCATTGCATCGTGACATCGACGATCAGACTCGTGCCAACGCCGACTTCCCGTTCAACCTGGACGCCGACGCCACGAAGTATCTGACCCAGCAGGCCATGATCAACAAGGAGCAGTCGTGGGCGACCGCCTTCTTCAACTCCGGCCTGTGGACGACCGATATCACTGGCGTTACCTCCGGCGCGACCGCAGGTACTTCTGTCCAGCAATGGGACGACTATACCGGGTCCACTCCCATCGCCGACATCCGCGATCTCAAGAATCGCGTGCAGCTCGCTGGCCTGATGCGTCCGAACAAGATGGTTCTCGGTCGCCAGGTCTTCGACAAACTCTGTGATCATCCGGACTTCATTGAGCGCATCAAGTTCGGTGGCACCAACGACGCGCCTGCACAGGTGGCGAAACGCGCCATGGCTCAGCTCTTCGAACTCGAAGAAGTGCTGGTCATGGATGGCATCGTCAACAACGGCGAAGAGGGTGTTGGTCCGGACTCGGGTGGCACCTCGATCAACGCTACCGAGACCAATGCGTTCATCGGCGGCAAGCATGTGCTGCTGGTCTACACGCCGCAGTCCGCAGGGCTCGGCATCCCCGGTTCTGGCTTCTGCTACTCCTGGAACGGCTATCTGGGTGCTTCTGCTCTCGGTGGCCGCATGAAGAGCTTCTACATCGACGAGAACGAGTCCACTCGCGTCGAGATGGAGTTGGCCTACATCTATCAGCAGACCGCGAAGGAAATGGGCGCGTTCATCTCCGGCGCAGTCAGCTAAAGCTCAGAGCGCTTTCGGTGAAGGTTGGTTGAATCATTTGGAAGGGGATCGGTTATGACGGATCTTGAAAAGTCTCGCGTGCTTCTAGCCTCGCTGGATCATTACATCTTTTGTCAGCACCGGTCCCTTGGTCCTGCAGAGCTAATGGTGATTGCAGAGACACAACATTCTCTGCATCTTCACATCGAACATTTGGCGAAGGAAGAAAGTCTTCAGGCTGCGGCGGCG